CTAGCGAAGAAAAAGGGACTTGACAAAGGTTTTGAGGTCTGCGAAAATAAAGTTGAAATGGAAGAAAAAGAAGTCAAAGAAAAAGAAATTAAAAAGGCTGAAGAAGCCAAAGAAACTCCAAAGGAAAAATCCTCTGAAGAAATTGCTGAATTGAAAAAGTCAATCGCTGACTTAACTAATTCTGTTAAAGAGATCAAAGAGGCAGACCCAGTTAAAACCAAAGACATTAATGGACAGACTAAAGATCCTAATATCTCTGTAACTGGTAAAGAAATTTCTAAGGAAGAAAAATTTAAACTCTATCTTAAAGGATTAGTAAGTAAAAACTTCAGCGAATACATTGATGCTGTCGGTAAAGATGCGATGAACACCGATGATGACAGCGAAATTGTGCCTCCAACAGACTTTATTGCCGAAGTTGAAAGACTTGAAGAATTGTTTGGTGCGGCTCGTCAAGGTGGAGTTCAAATCCGCAGAACTGACAGAACCTCAATTACAATGTTGCTCGGCGGAGATGATCTTGAAATCTTTGATACCGCTCAAGCGGCGGCTAAAACGTCTACCAAACTTGGCTATGATCAAAAAACTCTTACTTTCAGAAAATTTGCTGGTATTCTTCCGGTAACCGATGAGTTGCTTGAAGATTCCGCTATTGATATCTGGAATGATGCTACTCGTAGGTTTGCGAGAGCTTATACTGAAAGAGAAGACCAGCTGATCTTTACCGAAGAAGAAGCCGAGGGTGCTAACCCGGGTATTCTGGAAGCCGCTGGTATTAATACCGTTACCTTAGTGGGTGATTCTTTTGAAGATTTGACTTATAACGCTTTAAGTGAAGCGATCTGGGGAGTGCCGACTGATTCTGAAAAGAACGGCAAATTTTTCCTCAATCGTGAAATCTTGGGTGTAATTCAAAGAATTGCAGACGAAAATGGCAGGCCAATCTGGCAGAGAGCAATGGCTGACGGAACTCCAGCAGCCATTCTCGGTAAACCTTACATTGTAACCGAAGTTATGCCTAACCTCGCTAATGATGAACCCGACACTGGTTTCATAGTCTTTGGCGATTTGCGATACTCAACTCTCGGCGAGAGAACCGGACTATCAATGAAGGTCTTTGACACAGGAATGGTCGGTGATCCTGACGGGGAAACTCAAGGGGATGATCTTAACCTGCTTACTCAAGATATTCAAGCCTTGAGAGCTGTTAAGAGGATGAATGCTATCGTTAGATTCCCAACCGCCTTCTCTGTAATAAAGACCGCATCTAGCTCCTAATTTGCTACTTGATTAACCCTATTCTTTTAGTGCTATAATATCCTTATGATATTTGATTACCTTCATCGGGCTATTTTAGGTAGGCCTAAGTCAAAGAAAAGAAAAAAAATTAAAGTAGTCAGCAAGGAGGCAAATGAATTACACCTCAAAAGAAAGAATTGAAGCTTATCTACAGCGAAGTTTGACTGCCGATGAAGATGTTTTACTTTCTGAAACAATTGATTATATTTCCTCTTTTATAAATTCATATACTAACAGAAATTGGCTTGATGTTGATCCGGATGAATACTCTATTGAAAGTGAGGCAAGACTCTATGATGGTGATGGTGAAAAAGAACTCTTTATAGATGACTTTATTGACTTAGAAAAAGTTGAGATTCTGGATTCTCAAGGGAATGTCATTTTAACTTTAGATGATAGTGATGAATTTATCCTTTATCCGGCAAATAGTTCCGTCAAACAATCAATCTACTTACGCAATTACAGATTCACCAAAGGCAGAGGGAATGTTCAAGTAACCGCCTCTTTTAATAGTGGTTATGTTCCTAATAGTGTGATAATGGTGGCAACTGCCTTGTGTGGTAAATACTTTGGTAGAAGTGGACATATCGGGGGTTATAAGAGTGAATCTATTGAAGGTTACACTTATCAGTTGTTAGACCCAACTCAAGCTGACGAGGAAACGAAGATGCTGTTACGAACCTTAGATGGGTTCAAGAAAATGGAGTTATAAAATGGGAATACTATCTCACGCCATAACTCAAGCCGGTAAGCTGGTTGAGGCCACGATTGACAAATATGGTGATCAAGTTGCTTCTGATGAAACTTCTGTAAGTTGTCGGTTTAGATATATCACTCAGATTGACAGAACTACCAACATTGAAGGTGTTGGGACAGGAAATGATGCGATTATCTGGTTTGAGCCTGATGTTGATGTTCAAGAGGGAAGTATAATCAACGCAGAAGGGGCTTATTGGCGTGTTGAACGCCTTATTAGGGCAAGAAGGCTATCAGATAGCACCGTTCTCTTTTTGAAGGCTTTTGTCAATAAATACGAGGTTGCGGAGGATTTTTCATAATGGCTGTTAAGATTATTGACAATATGAAAGGATTTATCCAAAAAAACACCACCGCCATGGATCGGGCTTTAAATAGAATGGTTGTTGATATTGAGAGATTGTCAAAAGAACAAGTGCCATTTTTAAAAGGCCAATTAAAATCGTCAGGGTATCATAAGAAAAAGGGATTACTTAATTGGATTGTTGCTTATAATAAGGTCTATGCTCTTTACCAACATGAAGGCGGTGATGGTAAAAGAGTTGTTAGAAAATACTCATACCCGGGGAAGAAGAAACATTACTTAAAAGATCCGGGCGATTTGATTTCTAAAAAAGCAGTTGATTATTTTAGACAGGAGGCAGGAAGGTTATAATGGCCGGATTTAAGTTGAGATATATTAGCAGTTTAGGAAAATTTAATCTTGTCATTAATGGGATCAGTTATTTGCTAAAGCCTCAAGAGTTGGAATCATTAAATAGATTAATTGGTAATGTTAACAAAGAAAACAAGGAGAACAAATGATAGCAGAAGATTTAGCCGATTTTTTGGCAACAAATGGAATAGGCACGGTCGGGACCGATCTTTTTATCGGCGAACTTCCTTTGGACACAAACAATTGTCTTTCCTTAGTTTATAGCCCTTCCCCAGAGCCTAACAAATCAATTCCTTACTATACGCAAGACATTGATGTTTGGGGTAGGTTTTCTAAATTTGATAGAGGCTATAGTAAGCTACAGGAAGTTTTTGATTTAATTCATGGAAAAGAGAACTACATTATGGGCGATTACCATGTTTATCTTTCTTTTGCCAGAGGCCAGATTAACGACAACGATAGAGACTCACAGAGAAGGCATCTTATCCAGTTGACATTAAGTTTCACTTTCAGACATAATTAGTCAGGTAGGGACTAGAGATGTGCGGTAAGTGGCTTTAGTCAAGAAAGCATTATTTATCAATGCCTTTTCTAGTTTCTGCCTAAAGAGGGACTTGACGAGCAATTTCTAAAGACTTAAAATAAAATCATGCCAGTATCAGATTTCAGAATTGGAGCAGGATCACTATCAATCGGTAGTGTTGGAGATGTCGGTTATACCACCGAAGAGGGCATGGTTGTTAACTATGAACCCGACGTTCACCTTCATTTATCCGGTAAATACGGAAATACCCCAGTAAAAGCTTCTTTAATCGGTCAAAAACTTACTTTGGAAGTTTGGATCGCAGGTTTGGATCGCAGAACATACCTTTGACAACATTGAACTAGCTTATGCTGGTGTCGTTCAGGAAGATAACAAGATTAAGTTTGGCGGTTTGGCCGGCAGAGAAATTGAAGGTCAAAGCCTCGTTCTAACACCTTTTGACGAAACTGAGTCTTGGCATTTTAGAAATGCTATTCCTATTTCTGCTGTTGATGCCAACTACAAAGTCAATGATGAAAGAATAATCCATGTTACTTTCCAAGCGATGATTGATGACGATGCTCCTGAAGATGAGAATCTTGGCTATATTTCCTAAAACTCCATCTTGACATCCTTATTTTTGTTTTATATGATTAATTAATGTCTGATATATTAGATTTAGATGCGATAGT